TAATACGTTACCAATAGCTCTTGTAATACCTCCAAACAAATAACCTTGTCTTGGTACTAAAGTAGCTATTCCTCCACCTGCATAATATTGTCTAGGTGTGTATTGTGGCTGAAAGTAAAGTGTTCCTATTCCACTATTTGTATATAATTGTCTATTCATCTGTGCTTGCAATGTTTTTCAATTAATTGTTTAGGCAGGCACAAATGTCCTGGAAGGTCTAATTTACTACGATTTTATAGTAAGGTCAACAGATTTTGGTTTAAACATTAAGCTTAATGAGCCTTTAAAAGCATGGCCACCAAAGTGTGTTAATTCTGTTATAGCATCTGCATAGATTTTTCCACCTATATCTACCCATAATTTACAAAAACAAATATCTTCACCTAAATAACCATTTTTAGGATCAACTCCTGTTTCAAAGAATGTAAACCAATCTTCATCCATTATCTCTACTTTATTACCCACTAGTTGTTTATTGACTGTTTTCTTATCTGGATATGCTTTTTTTAATTTCTCAAATGCTTCTCTTTTAATCATCATAAAGCCTGTAGGTCCCGCAGTTATTTCTACAAATCCATCCTTACCTAACTGAACATTATCTTTGTTTGGAAAATGAACTATAAATTGTAAAGCATAGTTTTGACCAAAGCCTTTTACAGCATAAGGTGTTAAACAAATCTCTTCATCTTTTTCTAATAATCTAAAAATTGCTTCGGGTTCAAATCCAATGTCTGCATCTATAAATAAAAAATGTGTACAATCTGATTTTAGAAAAGATGCTACACAGTTATTTCTAGCCTGTGTAACAAGTGCCATTCCCGATTGTAAATGTATTGCTGTTGATACTTGCAATTTAGGATGAGAGGTTGATACAAATCTCATTACACTATTCATATAGTTAGTTGTAACTTGATGACCAAAAGCTGGTGTTGCTATAAATAATTTAATCTGTTTTTTGACTTTTGACATAATTTAAAAAGTTATTCCATTCTGCAATTCTTGTATTCCAAGAATAGTATTTCTCATAATACTTTATCTGTAATTCAAGATCTTCTTTATAGAGATTATTTTTATAGTTGTCTAGCACTGAATTTAATGTTTGTGCATATCTTTCAATTAAGTTTTGAACACTAGAATCAAATTCTATCATTGTAGCAAATTCACCACATGTTTCAGGTAGAGCTCCATAATTAGTTGTTACTACATGACATCCTGCAGACATAGCTTCTATAACTGCAAGACAAGAGGTTTCTTCAAATATAGATGGATATACATAAATATGAGTATCATGAAGAGCTTGTCTTATTTGTTCATTTAAACCATATCCTCTGAAATTAACATTGTCAGTATTTTTACATTTTTCAAATAATGCATCAAATTTTCCTTTTTCAGATTCTTCAAATTGAGAACCATATATTCTAGTTGATGAATAAACATCTAATTCAAAATCATCTCTAGTTTTATTTAAAATATCTATTGCTTTAATAAGAATAGCTAATCCTCTCCAGGGAGTAGAAGTATACAAAAGTTTAATTTTACCTTCCATTACTTTAGGTTTTACTTCAAATTTAGGTGTAGCATTTTTAATAATAAATGATTTGTATTCTGGTATTTGAAAATGTTCTCTAAACTTATTGTATTGCCAATGACTTACGTAGATAAAATAATCTACAGAATCTACATATTTACGATCACGCATATATTGAACGTTGGGTTGATCATAACTTAAATGTTGCCAAACAACATTTTTCTTATCTTTTTGTATTAATGAAGGATGACAAATAGAACCAATTAAATTAACTCCATCAATTGAACCAGGTTCTAATTGAGCTATTAATTGTTCTTTTAATATTTCTGTGCCGCCTTTAGGATTCATTTCTATTTCTGTTTATAAACAAAACATCCACTTGAATCAAGTGATTTTCTGAATACATTAAATTAAGTATATCAACTAAATCAAACCCTAAGTTATGTACATAAGATATGACTTCTGATGCCATGGGTGCTTTTAGGTTATATTCTAACGTTTGTAATTCTAATAAAAGTGAATCTGTCTTTTTAATTATAGGTATAGCTCCTTTAATAATATCTAATTCAGATCCTTGAACATCCATTTTAATTAAATCAAATCCCTTGTCAGAGCCTAATAAAGTAGGTAAAGTTATTGCCTTTCTTTTTTCAGGTTCAAAAGTATAAGTAGTGTTTTCTTTATAAATACTATTTCCTGTAGGTACACCATCTTTACATTTATAGTAATCAACTTCTTTATTATCTTCAGATCCTAATAAAGCTATTTTATATGGACCAATAGATTTTAATATAGATTCTTTTTGTTCATTTGCTTCAATCATTAATACGTTTGCATTAGGAAAAAATTCTTTAAACATAGTATAGAATTCACCTTCATAAGCTCCTATGTCTAAAACGTTATTAAAAACAGAACCCTGTTCTTTATAATACTGTAGTCTCTTTCTATGATTATCCATTATGTTTTACTAAATAAAGGTATGGGTGGTACTATAATTTTAACATCTCTTTTAATATCTTCTGGATTAGCAGAAGTATCTAATTTAACTTCTTCTTCATTCTTATAAATTTTACCTGTCTTTATATTTGTAATTACAATTTGTGAATCACAAATAACTCTTATTTCTTCCATTAATTTGTCAATGTTCCTCTATTAACTTCTAATATTGATACAACACCAACAACTACAGTTGAAGCTGTAGATATTAATAATGCATCTCTTTCTTGTAATATTATAGGACCTTTACATAAATTACAAGTATCTCCTGAACCTAATGTTGTGTTTGAAATTGATATAGTAGTTGAATTAGAATAACTATAAAGATGAGCACCAACAACGTGATTACCTGATAAATTAGTTAATTGTATATTTTGAATAATAGCTCTTGCCGTAGCATTACAAGTATAAACAGTTGTATTAGCCGTTGTTGTTGGAGCATAAATTGCATTTTTATATACGTTAGACATTTTTCTTTATAATTTTATATAATACCAAGCTTGTGCTTCATTAACATCTTGTACATCCTGTGTAAAGGTATTGTTTAATTGTAATACCATCTGCTCTAATGTTCTAATAATTTGGTCTAATTGAGCTGGATTATATTGTGGTGTAGCGTTTGCTAATCTGGGTTGATCTAGTTTTGCCATTATCTCAATCCATCTGGTTGTGTATCTATACGTAAAGTACCAAATCTAAATGAAGTTGCTGCCGATGTTCCTGAATCAACAGTTGACATTTTAATTGCTACTTGTCTTCCTCTTGCTCTCATATCTACTTTAGTAGTTGTAGAATAAACTACAGTACTAGATGCAACTTGTACAGTTGAACCTGGATATTGTCTTACTAAAAATTCCATTTGAACTCCACCTACTTGATTTTTAAAGTCAGGGATATAACGTTTAATAAACATAGAATCATTACTATCACCAATTGCAAATTCAGCTGTTTGTATATAAGCGGGTAAAAATTCACCATCGGCTTGATTACCATATTCTTGATTAAATAAAGTAGCTCTTCCTGGTGTTAAACCAATAACGGTTGGTTGAGCTTGAGAAGTTGAATTAGCATCATAGTCTGCTGCTAATGGATAAGCAAATATATCTCTTGGAGCCCAAACAGTTCTAGCTAGAGTTCCAATTGTCCAAAGGTTTTCTCTGTAGTTATATGTGACTATTCTATTAATATAATTTGAATTTTGAGAAGCATAGAACCAGCTTACTTCTGCAAATTGAAGATTAACACCTGCAAATGTTGTAAATTGTTCTTCATCATCAATATCACTATAAACATAATCTTGTACGGTACATGGAATCTGTTTCACAACTCCGTCAAATAAAAAGAATCCACCATTAGACATCCAATAAACAACGTTTTCTGCTTCAACCGCACAGTGTGGTGATATGGCTCCACAGTTTGTACCTACTTGTTTAAATGAAAATGTATATGGAGGTCCTACGAACTGCATAGAATGTGCAGATAAGTTTGTAAGTAATATTAAGTCACCTCTTGTTCTAACAGCTGTTACAAGTCTATTTCCTGATGATAACCTTTGAAATCCTGCAGTATTGGTTGCTGTAGGTGTAAAATCTGTAATAGATTCTTGTGAACCAAATAGCACGGACATTGGATCATAAGTTGTTGTTGTGCCTGGTGTTGTTTGAGTGCCTAAAAATATAACATGCCTGTCACGAGAAGATACAATCATATAATTAGATTGTGTTGGAGCATTCGTTAATAATGTAGCTCTTGTATTTCTTGGTACTATAAATGCACTTGTTTGAAAGTAATAAGTTTTTCCACCATAAATAGTTGCAATTAAATCTTCACCCCAGTTATCTAATACCCATATTCTTGGTCTTTGAGTTATAACTCCTGTTGGTCTTGGTGTACCCCAAGTAGAAAATCCCCATGATGCTGCACCCCAACCAATACCTAATTGAGTTGTATC